CCCCAGCCTGTCCAGCAGCCTCTATTCGGGGAGGCGACATGATGGGGGATCTTCCAGAATTTGAAGTGCTACATCACTTTTTCCGGTACGACGCCGACACAGGCATTCTTTATCGGAAGGTCGATTATTGGTCAGCCAAGGCGGGTTACCGGGCGGATATGCCGGACGCGAGGGGCTACAGGCGGGTTAAATTTCGCGGCAAAACTTACATCGCGCACCGTCTAATATGGAAGATGCAGACAGGGAAAGAACCGATTTGTCAAATCGATCACAAGAACCGCGTTCGCGACGACAATAGATGGAGCAATCTTCGCGAGGCTACGCCATCTCAAAATGGGCGGAACATGTTTCGAGAAAAGCGGTCTGGGCTCCCCCGTGGAGTTACATATACGGGCCGAAATTATCAAGCGCAGATCAAGGTTGAAGGACGGCAAGTCTATTTGGGCGTATTCAAAACCGCGTCAGCGGCTGCGGAAGCGTATGGCGCTGCGGTCAACAAATATCATGGCGAGTACGCGCTTGGATATGGGGCCGCAGAATGACGACTGTTCTCCGCTCACTCCCAAAAAACAAGTATGGCGCGATCCGCATCACAATCGACGGGATCACTTTCGACAGTAAGGCGGAAGCCAACCGCTACGCGCTCCTGAAACTTCGTGAGAAGGCCGGCGAGGTCTACGAGGTCGAGCTTCAAAAGCCGTTCATCCTTTCCGTCGAGGGCCGCGTCATCGGCACCTACAGGGCGGACTTTGCCTACTACGACGCAATCCTCAAGCGGAACCGCGTCGAGGACGTGAAGGGCAAGGACACGCCACTCTCGAAATGGAAGCGCAAGCACGTCGCAGCGCAATACGGCGTGGAAGTGGAGATTGTCAGATGAGCCAACAAGCAATCCTCGACGCGCTCCTGTCCGTTCTTGATGAAGAGCACGCCATCGGCGTCATCGAGCACCGCCGCGTGACGATCAAGAAGCCGCTGACAGTGCTGGCGGCCAAACTCCTCGCCAAGCGCTTCGCCGAGTGGGGCAACGCCAACGAAGCCGCGGAACTGATGATCGAACGGGCGTGGCAGGGCTTCTCCGCATCATGGGTGCGTGATCGTCGGCCGACGCTTGGCAGGCGAAACGCAATCGATGCCGTGAGGGACATGCTCCAGTGACCACGCATCTCAAAGCCATAGGAGCCATGCTGAACGCCTTTCCAGCGACCGCTGGCGACATTGACGTTCTGGTCCGGTCCTTCGCGGCGTCCACAGCAGAACTGCCGCCACAGGCCATTTGCGAGACGGCAGAGAGGTTCATGAAGGGCATTGTCGCGGGACAGAACACGCGCTTTGCGCCGAGTGTTGCCGAGTTCGCTACAGAAGCGCGCCGCATCGCGGAACTGAGGCAGGCCATCGCTCGCCCACGCTTGCCGTCTCCGACCTATCTTCGCAGCGGCCCGGCTCCATTCCAGGTTTCCGCCGAACGTCTGCGCGTCAAGTATGCGGCGTGGTCTGTCCTCCACGAAGGCGTGTCGCTGGAAGAGTTCAAGGCAATGGTCGCGGCAAAGAAGGTTCCGACCAACGCAACATGGATCGCCGCGCTTAATGGGAGCGTGATGGTCCCGCCACCGAAACAGCAGAAAGCAGGAGCGTAACCATGTTCGCAGTGAGTGCGTCACGAACGATGAAGAATGCCCGGCCGAAGTTCCGCGAAGATGATGTCGTGGTGCGGGATATCGTGCAATTACGGGCAGAGAAGAAGCACGAGGCTGAACGGCAGCGAAAGGCGGCACAAGCCGCGATGGACGATATCATCGGAAAGTACCGCACGCGCGAATGGCTGGGCCGCGTGACGCCGCGCCGTGTTATCGAAAATATAGCGAAGGAACACGGCGTAAGCCTAGGCCTGATCATAGGCCAGCGTCGGGCGAAGGAAATCGTTGCCATCAGGGACAAGGCCGTCCGCGCCGTTGCGGAGCAGTTCCCCGAAATGTCCCTCCCCGACATCGGCAAAGCATTCAAGCGCGACCATACGACAATCATCCACTCTCTGAGGAAAACGAAGCCGGAAGGGGCGCGGAGATAATGCTTGATCGCGTAGCCTGCTGCCCGACGTGCAATCGTCCGATGGATGCGGTTCCGTCCGTCGCTTCGCTAGCAGAAGCACCGCTCGACACACATCAACGCATGATCGTCGCGGCTCTCGTCGACGCATATCCGCGCCGGATGACGGCGGAGGCCATTGCGAACGCGATCTATCGTCATCGGGCTGACGGCGGGCCGGAGACCGCATTGCAGACGGTTCGCGTCCTCATCAGCCGGATACGTCGCGTGCTGCCCGCTTACGGCTGGACGATCCCGGTAGGTGTCGGCGGTCGCGGCAACCATGGCGAATACAGACTAGAGCCAGTCAGATGACCACTATCCCCGACGACATGGTTGAACGCGTGGCGAGGGCTATCTGCAAGTCCAAGACTGGAGAGGGTGTCCACTGTTGCCAATGGCCTGGCAATGGGGGCAGGGCGATGTGTTTTGCAGCGATGGGCAATTTCGATGATGGCGCCCGCGCGGCTATCGAGGCAATGCAGCCCGCCATCCTCGCCGAACGCGAGCGGGTTGCGACGCACCTCTTTGACCGCGAAGCGTTCATGATGGCCGTAAGCGGGGACGGCGATCCATACGTCAAGGTTCAGTTCAAAACGCTGAAGGAAATGCAAAGTTTCCATCGCGAATTGTGCAAACTCGCCGCCATCATGAGCCAATCATGAGCACCGGCCTCATTCTCGCAGCCTACATGTGGCTAGTTCCGCACTACATTCGTCCAGTCCCGACAAGCCCGGGGCGTTGGAAGTGGGTTCCGTGTGACCCGTATGGGCGTCTTCGCACGGGGAGCCAATCATGACCGAGATACCGGACAAGACGAAAGACTTGCTGGAAAGGCTTGCGCCATTCATCACAACGAGCGGAGAAGTTCTTCGAACCATCGTTTTCTCCGAAGAGGCTGTAGGCGTGGCTACCGAAGCGTTGCTCGCCGCAGAAAAGCGCGGGGAGGAACGCGAAAGGGAACGGTGGAGAAGAAGGCCGTATTCAATATTGGAACCGAAAAGTGGGTGGAGAAGCAAAGAACACTTCTCTGAAGTTGAGCGACGAAAGCTACTTCCAATTGCCGAAACTCTAGCGCTTCTGGATGGGAATGCGTTTTTTACCCTAGGTGCGGAAGACGAGTGGGCATCTTACTACTTGCCAGAGGCAGATGCAATTTATCAGGCGAACGGCGGGGATAATGGCTGGGCAGGAGAGGCATCGTTTGCAAAGCCATTCGCCGCAGCCATACGCAAGGGATCAGACTGAATGAAGCCAATCGCCCGAACCGCAGCACAGAAGCTCAAAGCCCGCCGCTCGGCACGACTTGCGGCAGAAGCCGATACGAGGGAGCCGAACGGTCGTCTATCCCGCCGTATTCAGGCAAAGGAAGCCCGCCAGGGAGAAACGGAGCGCGCCGTGAAGGAAACCGTCACCGAAGCCCGAATGCGCGTCCTAGGCTTGTCTGCGGCCGATTGCGAGCGCCCCGAGGCCGGTTCCGTCCTCGGCAGGCTGTATCTCGACGCGCGCAACAAGCTGACGAAGGCTCAATACGAGGCCGGCGTCCGCATGGGCGAGGACTTCGCGCGGTACTACGCCTTAACCGGCATACCGTTCCCGGCCGCCAGCGCCATCGATCTGACCCGTGTCCATGGCATCGGTCGTGATCCAAACCCGGCGGCAGTACGTGCGGCATCGAATGCCGTCATGGCAATCGAGGCGACGCTTGGCATGGCAGACGAGTCCGGCCGTCCTGTCACGTCGGTATGCAAGGCGGTGTGCATCCGGGACGAGCCGATCTACCACGGGCACATGATCGAGTTCCTGAAGCGCGGGCTACATGCGCTTGTGGAGCATTACGGGGTCCAAGGAGAATAGACGTTCCTGCTGGCGAATATCCAAAAAAGTTTGATTTCCCTATTGACGCATACAAGCTGCCTTGATACAAAGGGTCATCAACAAGGGAGTTACGCAGATGAACGCCGCCACTTTCCGGACCATCGAAGCTGCATCCGCCGTCATGAACCGCACGGGCCGCACGTGGACCCCTGTAAAGATCGGCGGCGGGTTCAAGGTTCGCGCCAACATGCCTTCTGGCTGGCGCAACCTCACCGAGATCGACGTTGCGCACATCGTTAACTGCGGTGCTCACCGCGTCATTCGTCGCGCAGACGGCTCAACTGTTGCGGTGTCGTGATGGATGAAGCCGCCGAGATGTCAGCACAGGAACAGGCTGCATACTGGAAAGCCGCTTATGACCGGATGGCTGCGAGAAACATCGAATTGACCAACCGCCTAGCCGATTCTGGTGGGCAACGAACGGAGAGAGATGATGGGCTACGCGACAGAGCAAGCAGTTCTGAACGGGCAATGGAACGCGGCGGAAGCAGCTTTTCAGGCTGAACTCAAGCGGGCTTCCCCGCATGTCCTGATGCGGCCCTCAATCAGCGTAGACGGAAATATGTGGTGTTTTCTCTACGGCAAGAATCTCCACGATGGGGTGGCCGGCTTCGGATCGACCCCAGAACTTGCGGCGGCTGATTTCGACCACAACTGGCGCAATCAGCGCCTTCCCGCAGCAATCGCCACCGCACCATAATCGCATCTGGTTAGCCGTAATGAGCGCCGCCTCTTTCATTTCTTGGCTCGCTGACATGAAGTCAGCGAGCCTCGCGCGTTCAGACGCTGAATGTGCCCGGCTCCTCGGTATCAGCGCGAACTCTGTCGTTGCGATGAAGAAGGCAGGTGCGGATCGCAGGACAGCTCTGGCGTGCCGCGCGCTCCTCCACAGGATGGAGCCCTACGGCCAAGATTGAACTTGACAGCGTAAACATAACCGTATACCCGTCATCGCAACTAGAGTGGCGCTATGCGCCCCAAGGGACTAGACCGGTGATGAACACGCAGCGCTCTTTTCGACGGTGGCAACGCAGCTAATAACACCGCTGCGTAGCTCAACCGGATAGAGCGTTCGGCTTCGAACCGAAAGGTTGCGAGTTCAAATCTTGCCGCAGCGGCCACATATCGGTGTGGTCTAATGGCGAAGACGGCGGTCTCCAAAACCGCAAACCTCGGTTCAAATCCGGGCACCGGTGCCAATCCCGCTTCGTCTAGCGGTAGGACACCGGATTTTGGCCCCGGGAACCGTGGTTCGAATCCATGAGTGGGAACCACTTAATCAAGTGGCTCGGCAGATCGCCGGGCCTTTTTCGTTTGCCCGCCCCAGCCGGATAACCAAGCGTCTCTCCCTGACCATAGCGGCGTGAGAGGCGGGCAAAGCCTATGCGAGGCGGCATGACAGTATTGCGCTCCCCGCTTCGTTCCGTGCTGCGCGATGAAGCGGAAATCCTGGAGACGTATGGATGACCGTCATTCGCAGCCCTATTAGCCCGGTCATATTCAGCCCTTTGCGCGCGCCAACCGCCCTATACAAGGGCGGTGGGGCGGCTCCGCCCGGTTTCGGGTTTCTGCTGACTGACGACGGTGACTACCTCACCGACCCTGATGGAAACCGCTTCATTGTGGAGAGCGACATGGGCAACGTGAGCCTGAACACCTATCTGGCGAACCTGCCGGACCTCAACATCGCCGTCTTCGGGGACAGCCACTTCAACGGGCCGACGCCATCGAACACGGCCATCGGCGACACCACGACAGCTTTCGGCACGGACGGCGCAGCCAGCCCTCTGGACCGCATGTGGAGCGCGTCCGGCGACGCGCCGCTATTTCTGGCGAACAGCTCTCTCGCAAGCGTCGCCGGGTCGACGGACTCCAATCTTGGCTTTTCCGCCAATGCGGGCAGCGACGTGATCGCGATCCCGCGCTTATTGCGTCTGTCCTTCCCGATGCGCTGCGGCATCATCCGAGTCGCTAATTTCGGCGTTGGTGGTGCATCATCCTACTCGTGGGCTGGCGAACTGGCGAGCCTGTTCACCCGCGCCGTCGCCAACGCTAACGACGGCGACACGATGGTCATCGGCGGCGTGACCTATACGTTCCGCACGACCTGTTCTGTAGCAAATGACGTGCTGATCGGCGGGTCGGCGAACGAAACCAACGGCAATCTCGGCAAGGCCGTGAACGCTTCCGGTGGCACGCCGGGAACGACCTACGGCACCGGGACGGTGGTCAATCCGAATGTCTTCTGCTCGTCGTCGGCTTCTGCGCAGTATGTAAAGTTCTGCGCCAAGACGACTGGCACGGCAGGCAATTCGGAGGTCGTCACGTCGAGCACGACCGCACGAATTGCGGTTGCCAGCACGGTGAACCTGTCGGCGCAACTCTCGCAGACCATGACGGGAGGCAGTGCCACGTCCGCATTGTACGCCAACGCCAAGACAACGCTGGCAGCCAACGGTGGGATGACGCCGAATGTCGTCATCGCCGCGCTCGGCACAAACGATGCAGCTCGCGCCGGGTGGAACGCTGGCGGCTTTGAGGACGAGATGCAGAAGCTGATCGACAACATCAACGCGGACTGGCCAAGCGCGAAGATCATCCTGTGGAAGCCCGTGGGGTCCGGCCTCGTGTCAAGCGTGATAGTTCCCGCAGTTGACGCTCTCGTGACCGCCAATTCGGGGCTAGTCTCGGCCGTCGATATGAACACGGGCGGGGCGGGAACTGGCGACGTTGCCATTCGCCGGTCGGATGGAGCTCATCTCACCTATTATGGTGGCGGCGGGTTGAAGTGTCAGGCGTTCGCCAAGGCCATCGCAGCGGCGCAGGGCTGGACCGCGTAACCCACCACCCTCGTCACTACTGTTGCCCCTCTCCCCGCTCGAAAGGAACACCAATGACACGGATTGTCACGAAGACATTCTCAGGCACGGGGAACAGTGACGCTATCGTTGCTGATGAGGTCAGGATCAATCTCACCATCAACACGGCTACGCTCAACATCCAGTGGCAGCTAGACGGCACCAACTGGACCACGCTGTCGGATGGCACCTACACGGCAACTGAGAATGGCATTGTCGTGGATGCCCGTCGCGTTCCAGTCCGCGTCAACTGCTCCGCGTTCACCACCTCGGCAAGCTGCGTCATGCGTGGGTCGCCCGGCGAGCGTGTGGATGTCATTGCGGCTGCGTAATGCCTAAAGTAGGTTTGGATAGATCGAAGACGGGGCGGAAGAAGGGAACCCCAAACAAAACGACTGCGCTGCTGAAGGAAGCCATTCTCATGGCGGCTCAGAACGCGGGCGACGGCGATATGGTCGAGTATCTGACGCGGCAAGCGACGATGAATCCCGGCCCCTTCCTTTCCCTGCTCGGCAAAGTCCTCCCGATGCAAGTCAACGCGGAAGTCGAGGGCGGCCTGACAATTAAGGTGGTGTCGGGTGTCCCGAGAGCAGGTGGTTGACCTTGGCTACAGGGCGAGAGAGCAATTCGCCCCGTTCCACATGCGAACTGAACGTTGGGCCTGCATCGTGGCGCATCGAAGGGCCGGCAAGACGGTCGCATGCGTCATGGACCTGATAGACGCTGCGCTTCGATGCGACAAGCCGAATCCGCGCTTTGCCTATGTCGCGCCGTTTTATACGCAGGCCAAGGACATCGCCTGGTCCTACCTGAAGCAGTACGGGTCGCCAATCCCCGGCGCATCGATCAACGAAAGCGAACTGCGCCTCGATCTGCCAAACGGCGGCAGGGTGAGGCTCTACGGCGCCGAGAACTACGACCGCCTTCGCGGCCTCTACTTCGACGGCATCGTTCTTGACGAATATGCGGATATGGACCCGCGCGTATGGCCGCAAGTTGTCAGGCCGGCGCTCTCGGATCGCAAAGGCTGGGCAACCTTCATCGGCACTCCGAAGGGCCGCAACGACTTTTGGCGCATCTGGAACGGCGATGCCGAAACGGGATGGCCAGGCGCGCTCAATTCCGACGAATGGTTCCACCTGATGCTTAAGGCGTCGGAGACGGGCATCGTTCAGGAAGAAGAGCTTCGCGATGCAAGGCGCATGCTCTCGGCTGACGAGTACGAACAGGAATACGAGTGCTCATTCGAAGCCGCCATCAAGGGCGCGTTCTACGCCGAGCAGATGAAGCGGGCGAGGGTAGAGGGCCGCATCGCCCGCATTCCTATCGAGCGCGGTCTTGGTGTGTGGACGGCCTGGGATTTGGGCGTCTCGGATTCGACGGCAATTTGGTTCGGACAGACGCTCGGTCGGGAAGAACGCATCATCGACTATTACGAGGCGAGCGGCGTCGGGCTGGACCATTACGCCAAGGTGTTGCGAGACAGGGATTACGTCTACACCAAGCACTATTTCCCGCATGACGTCGCTGTGAAGTCGCTTTCCACGGGTGTAACTCGTGTCGAGACCCTTCGCGGCCTTGGTATCGAGCCGACCATCGTCCCCCGTCATGCGATCATGGACGGCATCAACGCGACGCAGCGCTACATCGATCGGTGCTGGTTTGACGAAGAGCGATGCAAGCGCGGGCTGGAGAGCCTGACGCAGTATCGCAGGGACTACGACGAGAAGCAGCGGGTGTTCAAGGTCTCCCCGCTTCACGACTGGACATCGCACGGCGCCGACGCATTCCGCATGCGCGCCGCGATGGCAGCAACAGACATGCCGATGCCGAAGGGCCGCTATCAGGGCCGTGGCGCATCTTCATCCTCGTCCTGGATGGCCGGGTAAGGAAAATCAATGGCCGAAGACGACTACAACGCCGACGAGTATCCGTCGGACGGCTCGGCCGTGTCCGATTTGGACCGAAAGCTCAAAGGCTGGGTGAAGCAGGATCTTCGCCATGCGCAGGAATGGCGCAAGGAAGCCCGCGAGGACTTCGAGTTCTATTCGGGCAATCAGTGGTCGGACAAGGACAGGCAGGCGCTGGCAAGCCAGATGCGGCCCGCGCTGACGTTCAACCGCGTTGCTCCTCTGGTCAATGCCGTGGTCGGCTCGGAAATCAACAATCGCCGAGAGGTTCGGTATATCCCGAGAGAGCAGGGCGACGCGTTGGCAAACGAAGTCCTGACTGCTGCCGGCGAGTGGTTCCGCGACGAATGCGGGGCAGAGGACGAGGAATCGGACGCCTTCGAGGACGCCGTGATCTGCGGCATGGGCTGGACCGACACAAGGCTCGATTTCGAGGTAGACCCGGACGGGGCGCCGGTCATCGAACGCATGGACCCGCTCGAAATGGTGTGGGACGCCAATGCGTGCAAGCCGAACCTGACTGACGCCAGCCGCATCTCGCGCATTCGTGAAGTGTCCTACGATGAAGCGGCGGAACTGACCGGCGTCAAGGGAAAGAAGAAGCTTCACGCCGCATGGGTGAAGGGCATCAGCGACGCGAAGCAGCACGACCAGGACGCGGCTGACGACTACGACGGTTCGCAGGGCGACGGGACGGGCGAACTGCCGAAAAAGTGCACGCTGGTCGAAATCCGTTGGCTGGAGCGCGAGGCGTATTTTCGTGGCCCCGATTTGCAGACCGGCGGGCCGAGGGAGTACACGGAACAGCAGGTAGAACTTGCGCGGCGACAGTTTCCCGACTTCCCGGCCATCAAGCAGTATCGCAAGGTCGTGCGCCGCGCCTTCATCGGCTCTGAATTGTTGGGAAAGCCCGATAAGCCCATGGTCCCTCCCGGCATGTTCGGCTGGGAAGCGATCACCGGCTATCGCGACAAGATCAAGGGCACGTTTTACGGCATCGTGAGGGCGGCGAAAGACCCTCAGCGCTGGTCGAACAAGTTCTTCTCGCAGGTGCAGTATCTGCTTAATTCGCAGGCCAAGGGCGGCATTGCGGCGGAGAAGGGCGCATTTGAGGACCAACGACAGGCAGAGGATAGCTGGGCCAAGCAGGACGCCATCACATGGCTGGAAAACGGCGCTCTCTCCGGCGAAAAGCCGAAGATCATGCCGAAGGCGCCGGCACAGTTCCCCGCCGGGTTTTGGGCGCTGTTTCAGGAAGCCAAGGAAGAGATTTCGCAGGTCACCGGCCTTTCGCCGGAGTTCATTGGCACGCGCGAGGTCGACCAGGCGGGTGTGCTCGAATACCAGCGCCGCCAATCGTCGCTCAATCTGCTTGCCTCGCTGTTCAACGCGCTTCGCCGCTATCGCAAGCGGCAGGGCAGGACGGTGCTCTATCTCATTCAGGAGCATTTGGCCGATGGCCGCCTCATCCGCATCGTCGGCGAAGACAAGCGCCAGTACGTGCCGCTGACCAAGGAGTCTGTGGCGAACAAGACGTATGACATCATCGTGGACGACAGCCCGACCTCGCCGAACGAAAAGGAACGGACGTGGCAGATTCTCCTGCAAATGCTGCCGATGGTGAAGGATCTGGTCACGCCGGAGGTCGCGCTCGAAATCCTCGCCGTGTCGCCGCTCCCGGCATCCATGGTCGAGAAGTTCCGGCAAAAGGCAGCGGAGGCGGCGAAGCAGCCCAAGCCGCCGACGCCTGAAGAACAGAAGATGATGGCCGAGCGCGAGAAGCATCAGCTTGAGATGCAGGGCAAGCAGGCCGATTTGGCGATGCGCCAGCAGGAAAACCAGATGGATGTCGAGATGAAGGGCATTGATCTGATGAGCAAGCAGCGCGAAGCCGAGATGGACATGCAGATCGCTGAACGTAAGCTCGGCATGGAAGCGCGCAAGATCGCGCTTCAGGAGCAGGCCAATGCGGTCGCCCGCAAGAATGCGGCGGCCAAGCAGACATCAGCCGCACGTGGTTGATTTCGCCGCGCCAGCGCATGGCGCTTCGTAGGGCCACGTTACGGCCAAGGGTGAAACATGAAAACCAAAAAGAAGACGGACGCAGAGATAAGAGCAATTATGCGCCGCGCATGGACTACTGTGGTAGAAGAAAAACGTCAGCGCGAGACACGACCTTGGAGGTATTTTTACGAAGGAGAAGACGAATGGACGTGGGGAGACACACAACTGGGCCTTATTAAGGCAGCTTACGTGGAGGTAGAGTACACAGAGGGAGAAATATGCCCGCGCCTAGTAGTAGATTTTCACGAAATGGCACTCGACAAAATTCTTTCTGATTGCGCCGACGTTGTAGCTGACTATATTCTAGAAAACCCTGAACTCTACGGCCTGACGCGTCTTTCAGAGGAGGCGTCCAATGGCTGAGAACCAGAGCGCGCTCACGGCCGAAGAGAGTGCCTATTTCGAGAGCGGCGGCAACGCTCCTCTCACAGCACCGGAGCCTGAGAATGTCGAAAAAGAAGGGCTGCAAACCGAAGCCGAAGACCTGACGGCACCGCAGGAAGTCGCGGAAACCGAGAAGGCCAGAGACGAAAAGGGGCGCTTCGTCCCGCATCAGGCGCTCCACGCCGAACGCGAGGAGCACAAGAAGACCAAGGCGCAGCTTGAGGAGATCAGCCGCAAGCAGGCGATCCTTGAGGACCGCTGGAATACGCTGCTCAAAGCGGGTGTCGGGGCTGAACAGAAGCCTGCCGAGGAAGACCCTGAACCCGATCCGAACGTCGATATCTTCGCCCACAACGCCTGGCTGAAGCGCCAGATCGAGAAAGAGCGGAGTATTCGCAGCGAACGCGAGGAGGCTGAAAAGCAGACTCGCGCGGCACAGGAGCAGGAACAGGCCATCTGGTCGGAATGGCACCAGTCGGCGCAGACCTACATGGCCGAAACGCCCGACTTCGGCGACGCGGTCAAGTTCATGTCCGAACTACGCGACAGACAGTTGCAGGCGCTATCCTTCGCCAATCCTCAGCTTCGCTCGGAGCAGGGCCGCGTTCAGCAGATCAACGCCGAACTGAAGTCCATCATTCAGGCGGCGAAGCAGCAGGGTCTCAGCCCGGCGGAAGCTGTCTACCAGCTTGCACAGGGCTTCGGCTACCAGAAGGCGGGGCAGGCGCTACAACCGCCGCAGATGCCCGACAAGCTGGCATCCGTTGCGCGAGCGCAGGAAGCCTCCCGTACGGTCGGACAGGCACCGGGCAAGGCAGGCGGTGACGAACTCACGCTTGAAGGGCTGCTGGCCATGTCGCCAGCGGAATACGACAAGTGGGTTCAGGCAAACCCGAACAAGTTTCGCAGTTTGATGGGCGGCTGATGCTTACGGCCGCCGACGTAATGCGCGCTGCCCTCGATTGTGGGGCGGCAGATTCCCTGCACCACAGCGATATCGTCACAGTGTCCGGAACGTACTTCGACATGGGCAATCAGGTCGCTGTGAGCGTCGAGTCTCATGGGCTTGGCAATTTTGCTCTCAAATGGCTTCGAACAGAGACCATAGAGACCGTCAAAGCGGACATCGCGGCACGTCTCACCGCGTGAAGCCAAGCTAATCAGGGCCGGCTCAGAGGCCCTTTCGCTCTCCGATGCGTCAACTCGGAACCCGTCCCGGCGGTCAACCGGCTTCGCCTGCTCGCGGCGTGAAAGCGAAGCGCAAACCCCGAAAACATCCGTCAACAGGAGGCCACTATGGCTGTTACCTCGTACGGAGTTAACGACGCGCTCGCCATGAAGGCATGGTCCCGCAAGCTCGCACAGGAAGCGAGCAAGGCGACCCCCATTGCCCCGCTCTTCGGCACGTCGCAGAACTCCATTATCCAGATGAAGGAAGAGCTGAACAAGGACAAGGGCGACAAGGTCACCTTCGGTCTGCGTATGCAGCTTTCCGGCGCTGGCGTCACTGAAAACGAAACGCTGGAAGGCAACGAAGAGTCGCTGACCACGTACTCGGATTCGATCTACATCAACGAACTGGCCCACGCCGTTCGGGTGAAGAACGAAGGCACCATCGATGTACAGCGCGTTCCGTTCTCTCTCCGCCAGGAGGCCAACGACGCCCTGAAGGACTGGTATGCCGACCGCATGTCGCTTGGTTTCTTCCTACACGCCTGCGGCTACACCGCGCCCACCCTCGACTTTGAGGGTTCGACGATCTCGCTGAACTCGTCGAAGTGGTACGGTTTCAACACGGTCCTCGCCCCGACGTCCACGCGCATCATCCGCGCTGGCGCGCAGGCGAACGACAACTCGCTCACGTCGGCTGACATCTTCACGCTCGACCTGATCGACAAGGCCGTCGAGAAGGCCAAGACCGCCAACCCGAAGATTCGCCCCGTGCGCATCGACGGCGGCAACCACTATGTGATGTACATCCACCCCTACCAGACGACTTCGCTTCGCACGAACACGTCGACGGGCCAGTGGTTGGATATCCAGAAGGCGGCCGAAAAGCGTGGCGGCGACAACCCGATCTTTTCGGGTGCGCTCGGCGTCCACAACAACGTCATCCTTCGCGAAGCCGAACACGTCACCCAGGGCGTCTCTGCGGCCGATGGTTCCAAGGTCACGAACGTTCGCCGGGCTGTCCTGCTCGGTGCGCAGTCGTGCGTCGGCGCCTTCGGCATGAAATTCACGCCGGAGAAGTACGACATGCGCGAAGAACTCTTCGACTACCAGCGCGAGCTCGGTGTTTCGGTCCACACGGTCTTTGGCCTGAAGAAGACGCAGTACAACAGCGTTGACTACGGCACCATCGTGGTCCCGACCTACGCCGCGGCTGCGAGCTAAGGAGGCTGATATGGCTACCGGAACCGCAGGAGGCGTTGGCCGCCGCTACCACACCAAGCAGGTCCACTACCTCACGGCGAATATCACCGTGTCGGATGAGGACGATTCGATTTCGATGGGCTGGCTCCCGGCCGGCGCCATCGTCACTGCTTGCCGCGTGGCGGTGTTCACCGCGTTCAACAACTCGGGCAACGACTACATCAAGGTTGGGCACAGCAACGACGACGACGAGTTCGCCGCTTCTGTTGACGTGTCCAGCGTTGGCGTGAAGCTGCCCACCACCCTGGCAACCGCGACGGAAGTGAAGTTCTCGGTCGATACCGAGATTTTCGCGATGTACGAGGGCTCCAGCACGGCCGACGCCTCTCCGGCAGGCTCTGCGACGGTCGTCCTCGAATTCGTCGTCCCGTGACCATGTGAGGGGGCGCAAATGCCCCCTCCTTCATAAGGAGAAATCACATGGCTACTGGCACGGAAAGCCTTTGGCAGAAGTCGAAGTTCAAGATCGAAACGCTGATTCTGGGCTCGACGACTGTCACGGCGACTGGCTCGGAACTCAACATCCTGTCTGGCGTCACCGCGACGGCCGCAGAAATCAATGCCGCCGCAGACGTGAGCGGCCGCATCGTCAATGTCACGGACGCGGCGTCCTACACCGTGCTCGCGGCGAACAGCGGCAAGCCGCATATCATGCCTGACTTCACGGCGTCCTGTACCCTCGCGTTGCCGACCGCAGCGGCTGGTCTGGAATACCCGTTTTACTACAAGGGCATCGCGGCGGACGCGCAGAATTGGGTCATCAACACCGGTTCGGATACAAACTTTTTCCTCGGCGGACTTGTGCATCTCGACACGGATGCGGGCGCGGCGGGCGACGAGGTGGTTCCGATTGCGGGCGATGGCAACTCCAATTCGAAGCTGACCGTCGTCACCCCTGACGTCGGGACGTGGGTCAAGGTCGTTTGCGACGGCACGAACTGGATTCTGTCCGGTTACGTGGTCAGCGCGACTGTCCCGTCCTTCGCGGATCAGTGATGACCGACGACACGGACTGGACTTTGATCTCGTTCGAACCAAAGAAGAAGACGGTGGCGGCTCCGGTCGCCGCCGTCAAGCTTTCAACATGCCCAAAATGCGGCAGGAAACTCGGTCGCGGCGGGCACTTTCACGTGAAACGATGCGATGACAGCGCTCGAAAAGCTTGAGGCCCTCGGCTTCACCGGATCGGCCGTGGTCAACGAGCGCAAAGGCATCGTGACGGTTCGCATCCGCACGACGCGCGGCTGGACATACGAAAAGTTCAGCATCGCGAATGCCGAAGCAGAAGTCGCCGCCTGGGCCATTCATCACTTCCCGGAGTAGGACATGGCCGTCACGATCACTGGCCTCATCGATGCCATCGCCAACGATATCGATGATACCAACGACGAATATGCCACGGAAATTGTGACAGCGCTTAATGCTGCGGTGCGGTACTGCGAGCGCAACACGTACTATTTCAACGAAGCCCGCGACGTGACGTTCACGACGGTTGCGGGGCAGGAGTGGTACGACGACGACGATTCCGCCGATATCACTACGCTGGTTCGCATTCAGGATGCCTATTGCGAGCAGAGCGGGGCGCAGCGTCGCCGCCTGAACCGCGCCACGCCGGAGGAGATCGAACTTCTCGCCGATGCCAGCGCGTCGACCGGCGAACCGTACGCCTTCACCTATTTCGGCCGCCGGCTGCGCCTCTATCCCATCCCGGACAGCGCTTCCTACACCATCCGCCTACAGGTCGGCCCGTATCGCCTCGATTTCGATGCCGAGGACGAAACGTCGACGTCCGCATGGGTGACGGAAGCCTACGACATGATCAAAGCGAGGGCGAAATATATCCTGTTCAAGGACACGCTGCTTGACCCCGCAAGGGCGGCGGAGGCCCTGAACGACTACAACGACCAGCACCGGGCGCTTAAGGGCGAGACGGCCCTTCGCAACGGCTCTGGCAAGATCGCGGCGACGGCGTTCTGATGTTCATCCCGTTCGGAGAGTGGGCGCCAGATGCGGCGGAACTGAACTCGGCGCATATCGGCGATGTCCAGAACGTGCTGAGTGCCGGGGCGAGCTACATCCCGTTCCCTTCCATCGGTGCGTTCAGTGAAGCGCTCGAATCTGCGGCCTACGGGCGGGCCTTCATGGCGCGTTCCCTTTCCGGGCAGATCACCATTTTCGTCGGGACGGCGACCAAGCTGTTCAAGATGGACAATACCGACGCCACCTGGGATGACGTGTCGCAGGCCGCGACGACATATGGCGCATCGGCGACGGCGACATGGTCCTTTGCGCAGTTCGGAGAGTACGTGATCGCGGTCAACGTCAACGACGATCCGCAGGTGTTTCAGTTGGGTGTGTCGACAGAATTCGCCGACCTCGCGGGGAGCCCACCGCGCGCCGCCGTTGTCAAGGTATGGGGGGATTTCGTCGCCCTGATGGGCCTCGCGAGCAACCCGGATCGCGTCCATTGGTCGGCTTTGAACGATCATACCGGATGGACGCCCGGCACCAACAATTCCGACTACCAGACGTTCCCGGACGGCGGAAAGGTACAGGGGTCGACAGAGGCGACAAACCCGCTGATTTTCCTCGAAAGGTCGATTTTCAAGGCGACCTTGCAGCCCGGGTCGGTCGAAATCTTCACATTCCAGAAGATCCACGACAGGCGCGGCGCGGCATCGGCGGATTCCATCGCGTCGCGCGGTTCGTTCACATTCTATGCCGACCAGGGCGGCTTTTTCCAGATCGGGCAGGACGGGTCGACGCTGCCGATTGGCTTCCTGAAGGTCGACAAGACGCTGTTCGGGCAAATGACCGCGCCTGACAGCCGGTCGATCATGGCGGCAATCGATCCGTTCTATTCCCGCGTCTATTGGGCGTTCAAGGTTGGTTCGGCATCGACGTTCAACCGCCTTGCGGTGTACGATTGGGACATACAGCGCTGGACCATCGCCGTGGTCAGCATGCGCTCGATATTCCCGGCCGCCACGACGGGCTACACGCTCGAAAGCCTCGCGAGCGTGTCGGCAAGTCTCGACGCGCTCCCGTTCTCGCTGGACAGCAAGGCGTGGCAGGGTGGCGCGCCTCTCCTTGGCGCGATTGGGACGGGCGATACGTTTTCGATGTTCAGCGGCCTTCCGATGGAAGCGACGTTGACGACACAGGAGACGGGCGACATGGCCGGCGCCGTCGTGACGGTTCTGTCGTCATACGTGGCCGTAGACACGGGCACCGTCTATGTGTCTCTCGGCTCCCGATTGAGGCGGGGCGATAGCCTGACGTGGTCGGATGAGGCAACGCCATCGGCGAACACGGGACGTATCAGGAAGAAGAAGCGCGGACGCTTCCACAAGGTCAAGGTCCGCATCCCTGCCGAAACGTCATGGACGCATGCGCAGGGCGTTGACGTGGAAATGGTAGGGACGGGAAGCCGGTGAGGATCGAACTCACGTCCGACTGGACGCCGGAACGGATTGCCTCCTACGGGCCGGAGATCACGGCAGCATTGCGTAAGCTGGCGGACAGGTTCCCCGAGACGTTCACGGTGAGGAGTCTCGCCGACGACCTGTTCTCCGGGCGCTCGCAACTGTGGCTCATTCTTGACGGCGACAAGTTCATGTCCATCGTCGTGACCGAGATCAAGACGACGCAGGCCACGGGGCACAAGACGGTACTCTTGACCGGGCTGGCGGGCGAGGGCGGAATCGATATTTGCCCGCTGATCGGGGCAATTGAGGAATGGGCATGGTCGATAGGGGCCGATGAAGTGTGCCCGGTCGGCCGTCTCGGCTGGAAAAAGGG